TCGCTCCAGAGCGCCAGAAGTCGAGGGAGGTGGTTGAGTGAGCCTCACAGCCAAGCAACCCCGCCCAAAAAAATGCCGTGTCGCAGAGTGCGGAGCCTTATTCGTCCCTCAGCGCCTGGGTCAGGCCGTATGTGGTCCGAAATGCGCGATTGCCGATGCTTCCACCAATCAGGTGAACCAGCAAAAGGCCAAGAAGTCCCTGGCGCAGATTGGTCGCGCTCAGATCAAGGTGCGCAAGGAGGCGCTCAAGACGCGGGCCGATCATCTCAAGGATACGCAGAAGGCATTCAACGCCTGGGTGCGAGCCCGTGACGCCGAGTTGCCATGCGTGAGCTGTGGGAGTCACTACAAAGGAAAATATGACGCCGGCCATTACAGGACGGTTGGTGGCAACCCAGCGTTGCGCTTCGAGCCCTTGAATTGCCACCGCCAGTGCTCCCAGTGCAACACCCAGCTTTCCGGGAACATCGTGAACTACCGCATCGAGCTGGTGAAACGCATCGGCGCCGAGGCTGTGGAGTGGCTGGAAGGGCCTCATGAGCCCAAGAAGTACACCGTCGAGCAGTTGAAGGCGATGACCGCCGAATACCGGGCCAAGACCAAAGAACTCAAGAGGGCTGCAGCATGATCTATCCAAGCGTTCTGAACGCAGTTGTTTCGGCCCTCTCCGCCGAAGCTATCGACAACACCAGCAAGCAGGCATGGCAGAAGCTCTACAACTCTGCCGATGAGGAAGAGGGCGGCGATATGGCGACACTGGTCCGCTCCCGCGGTGCTGACACCATTGATCGCACCCAAGTGGACTGCTGGGTATCTGCACGTTTGCACAGTGCGCTCGAGCAGAGGCATTGGGATGCCCTGGTTGCAAAGTACAGCACCCACAAAGGGCGCAAGGTGCAGGCAATTTCTGCCTTGCAGGCCCTCATCAGAACCCCGGCGCCGAAGCTGTTCCTCTTCAAGGCGACAACCGCCTGGGCGATCCCACAACTGAAGGGGGCTCGGCAAAAGGTCATAACGTCCGTGTCGGTTGATATCCCCCTGGACGCACCGGCATGGCGACGCGAGTCGATGGTGAAGGCGGCGGTAGCGGCCGGCCAGGCCAAGGCGAAGAAGGATGAGTCTCGTTCTGCCGACATGATCGTTCTGAAGGACAGCTTCTACGACATGAACACCTGGGACAATGACGGGACGCCAGAGTCAACTCGACGCCGGTGGCGCCAGGACATTGGCAAGGCTGCCGATGGGTTGGTGGACGAGGCATTGGCGCACGCCGAAGAGATCCTGGGCGCGGAGGGATTGCTGATTGATCGAGCTGCGTGATTGCCTATTGACATCGGTGAGCGGATGAGCGAAATTATCCCCATCCTGTCATTCCTGCGTGTGTAGGACTGACGAACAAGAACCCGGCCACCGAGCCGGGTTTTTTATTGCCCAAATGCAGGCGAAAGACCGGAAAGACCCTCCTGCCCAATCGACGTTCGAGGTTCTACCGATGACCCATATCACCCGCTGCAAAATGACTCTTCGCTCCAAAGGGCCTGTTCAGGGCTCGACGGAATCGCTGACCCGGCTGCACTTCGGTGCTGTGTGGTCTGCCAATCCCGCGGAAGAGGATGCGATCTACGGCAAGTACACCCCGTATGGCGAATACGTCGTGAATGTGGCTGCCGACCGGGCCGAGCATTTCGAGGAGGGGAAGGACTACTACTTCGATATCTCGCCAGCTTTCTGATTCACCTGTAGCCAGGACAGCCCTCGGGAAGGCCTGGACGTCGATAGCCGGTAGTGCGGCGTACGGAAACAACACCGGCAGCCCGCGCACCCTGCAAACCATCTGACGCAGAGTGGCGCGAGGCTTGAGCGGCGAGATCGATGCATTGGGGCGTCGACGCCGTGATAGCCTTTGGCGGACGGAGGGGAAAGACCCTCACTCTATGCGGATGAATGCGCAGGCTGATGCGCTAATCAGGTGAGCGAGAGCTGTTCGGGGCGGGTATTAGTATCCATCGGCCGAACAGGTGCGGAAGGTATGTGGATTGCAGTACGCACACCCGCAGCTATAAAACGAGGCGTCCCGTCCACGCCTATCGTCACTAAGCCGGAGATCAGCACCGGCCATCCGCACCTATTCAGGCCGCTTCGACCGAAACCGAAAGACGTTTGCCGAGCGCGGCCAATGCATTCTCCAAGGCTTCCATCTTCGATGTGTGAAGGAAGTCCACCAGGCGATCGCCTTGGGTCTGAGCAATACCCAGCAGCCGGCAGAGATCAGCCTTGCGCATATCCCGCGCGATGAGTTCGTTCCACAGGGCAATCTTCGCCACTGTCACCGCAGGTAGGTGAACGACTTGCTCGCCTTCCTGGGGCGCGGATGCAGCGGGAATCGCCCAGCGCTGATCGACATACAGCGACAGGGTCGTCTCGATAGCGTCCATAGCCTCACGGATCGCGTGCTCGATGTCATCGCCGAAGCTGTTCAGCTCTGGCAGGTCCCGGCAGAAGACGGCCACACCAGTGGCGTCCTGTTCGAATCGAATTGCAAAGTCGTACATGGGTCACTCCTTGGAGGTGATCGTTCAGTTTCCAGAATGGCGAAGGGGGCCCTTAGAGCCCCAGTTGTTTAATGATCGCCTTGCGGGTCGGTTCCGGTATTTCCTTGGATCCGTGGTCCGCGAAGGTTGTCTTGTTGCCGTTTGGGGCGGTGACTTTGAAGTGGCTTCCTTTGCCTGCTTCGAAGGTCACCCCTTGGGCCTTCAACCATCGTCTGAACTCGCTGAACTTCATCACCTCGCCTCGTTGTTTGGATGAGTCCAGTATACAACAGTTTTGTGGTGATACAACATATTTGTGGTATTTAAGAGGCCCTTTTTAGGCCCACGGATACCAGGTTTCAAGTTTTCAGCCCCGCCACACCCATTGCCCCGAGCTGGGAGTGCGCGCCGGGGCTGATCTATTCGCCGCTGCTCCCCAGCGTTTGGCCGCTCACACCGGCCCTTTTCTTCAATCATGCACAGCCGGAGTCGAGCGCATGGAGTACCTACAGCGCCTGCTCGACAAGATCGACAGGTTCGAGTTGTTTATTGCGGGCCTCATTGGTGCCGTTGTCGCGAGCTGGTGGCACAAGGACGACTTGTCCGACTGGCGTGCCTGGATGGTGTTCTTGATAACCGGGGTGGCCTGCTCGCTGTACCTGACGAGTATGGTCAGCGCCTACCTGAACGTCACCGAGCCAAAGATCGTTGCCGGTATCGGCTTCCTGCTGGGCACCTTCGGCGGTTCACTTCTGGCCGCCATCAACCGAGCAATCAAAGCCGCTGACCTCTGGGCGCTTATCCGCCAGCGGTTCGGGGGAGGCAATCCACCATGAATCTTGAACTGATCAACTCCATCGCCTGCGGCCTGATCGCATTGTGGGCGACCTGGTGTGTCCTCAGTGGTCGGGTGCGAGACGGCATCCTCGGCAAGCTGATCTATTCGACGGTCGCCATCAGCGGGTTCGTTGTGATGACCCGCAGTCAGAACGTCTTCTTCGGTCCAACCACCGCGGGCCTGACGCTGCACATGGCCCTGGCCCTCGCAGGACTGCGCCACATCTTCATGGTCATCTGGTGGGCAAGGGTGAGAGCCTGGCTGTGCCGGACGATGCATTGTGAGGACTGCATGGGCTGCGACAAGAAACAGTAATCCGCGACACGTTTCGCGAATCAGCAAATTGTGTCGCGACACTGGAGGCAAGCATGGGCGATAAATCAGGCGAGCACGTGCACTGGGCTCACGATGGCCGAGGGCAACGCGAAGTGTTTGTGGACGGTGAGCGTATTGGCTGTGTGACCTACTGCGACACGAAGGACGGCATAGCTGTAGTGGCCGATATGCCTTTGCGCAGTAGTGACGGCAAGCACATCGACTACCGCCCTGTATGGGGCGAGATCAGGGTGGTTCCAATTGACCAGGCCAAAACCTCCAGCAGCACTGCTTGAGTTATCCGAACTGTCCGACTTCGGTATCCGCCTTACCCCAGCGCCTGAGGTGTGGGACTGGCTACAGGCCGAGATTCTTGCCGACACCGGCAGCATCCACAACCCAGACCATGCCCACCTACTGGATGCAGACATCCAGGTGATGTGGGCATCGTCGAGCTTCAACAAGCAGGGACGCACAGTCCTGGGGCAGGCCGAGCAGGTAGCGTTCCGTGCTGGTGGTTGGCAGAAGGCCAGGATGGAACAGCAGATGCGAGATTGGTTCGGCGATGTGCCGGCCTACATCATCACCTTGGCCGCCGATTACTGCGCTCAGTGCAGCGATACCGATTTCTGTGCCCTGGTTGAGCATGAGCTCTACCACATCGCTCAGGCGAAGGATGGATACGGCCAGCCCAAGTTCACCCAGGAAGGACTGCCAAAGCTTGAGATGCGCGGACACGACGTTGAGGAGTTCGTCGGTGTGGTCCGCCGCTATGGTGCGAGCCCTGATGTCCAGGTGCTGGTGGACGCTGCAAATAGTCCTGCCGAGGTGGGAAAACTCAACGTATCGAGGGCCTGCGGAACCTGTCTGCTCAAGTTGGCCTGAGGATAGACAGCAATAGACGGAACCCAACCCTATGGCAGCCCTGAGCAGCGAGGTGAAGGCCTTCATCGTTCAGGCGTTGGCCTGCTTCGATACACCCTCACAGGTGGCAGAGGCCGTCAAGCGTGAATTCAACGTCGAAGTGAGCCGCCAGCAGGTGGAATCGCACGACCCTACCAAGCGATGCAGCAAGACCCTCGCCAAGCGCTGGGTGGAGATGTTTCACGATGCTCGCAAGCGGTTCAGGGAGGAGACGGTAGACATCCCGATCGCTAATCGCGCCTATCGACTGCGCGCCATGAGCAGGTACGTGGAGAAGGCAGAGTCGATGAAAAACATCGGTCTTGCAATGCAGATCCTCGAGCAGGCGGCGAAGGAAGTCGGGGATGCCTACGTCAATCGCCGTGTAGAGCCAGACAAGTCGCTGGACGATGAGATAAAGCGACTGAACATCCAGAAGCTACAGCGCGAACTGGAAGACCCGAATAAGGGCCTGCCCGAGCCCAAGCAAGTAATCATCGGGGTAGAAGATGCAAGCGACCCTGAAGCTCAATAGGCCGCAGTTCGAGTTCATCAGTCACCCCAAGAAGTTTTCAGCGTTCGTCGGCGGCTACCGTAGCGGCAAGACGTTCGTGGGCTGCGTGCGGCTCTGCATCAACGCACTGGAGAATCCAGGCATACCGCAGGGCTACTTCGCTCCGACCTACCCGCAGATCGCCGACATCTTCTACGACACCATGCCGGTGGTTGCTGAGGCTTTCGGCCTGTTCGCCGACATCGTGCCGAGCAAGAAGCGCGTGTACCTGCGCGACAACCGCGGCCGGTGCCTATCGACGATCGTCTGCAAGAGCATGGAGCACCCGCACCGTATTGTGGGCTTCAACATCGCTCATGCCCTGGTCGACGAAATCGACTGTATGCCGATCAAGAAGGCCGACAGCGCCTGGAAGAAGATCATTGCGCGGATGTCCACGGTGTGGCCTGGCCGCGACATGAACACCATCGACGTCACCACGACGCCGGAGGGCTTCAACTGGGTGTATCGCAAGTTCGTCAAGGAGCTTGCTTCCAATCCGAGCCAGCGCCCGCTGTACGGCATCGTGCACGCCTCCACGCGGCAGAACGCCAAGAATCTGCCAAAGGACTACATCAAGTCGCTGCGCGAGTCCTACCCGGCGAACCTGGTGGACGCGTACATCGACGGCCTGTTCGTCAACCTGACGTCCGGCAGCGTGTACCCGAGCTTCTGCCGCAAGCAGAACCACACCGACGCAACGATTCGCCCGGGCGAGCAGCTGCACATCGGCATGGACTTCAACATCAACCGGATGGCGGCAACGATCCACGTCATTCGTGAAGGCCTTCCCATGCTGCTGGAAGAGGCCACAAGCCTATTCGATACGCCGGCGATGATCGTCGAGCTGAAGCGCCGGTTCCCAGGGCACAGCATCACGGTCTACCCGGACGCCAGCGGCAAGAACCGCAAGAGCGTGAACGGCAGCGAGTCAGACCACAGCTTGCTCCGCGCCGCCGGCTTCATGGTCATGGTCAACCCGTCCAACCCCATGGTCCGCGACCGGGTGCTGGCCGTGAATGCCATGTTTCTCAACATCGACCAGAAGCGCCGCTACCTGGTGAACACCGACAACTGCCCGGTCACCACCCAGGTGCTGGAGCAGCAGGCCTACGACGAGAAAGGCGAACCAAACAAGGACGGCACTGAAGACCCGGTCGACGCACTCGGCTACTTCATTGTCCAGCGCTTCCCGATTGCGGGCAGCTACACACTCGCGAACGTGAGCGAACAATGAGCGCATTCACTTACCTGAAAGACAGCCTGCAGAACCTGGTCGCAGGACTGGGTACTGCGCGCGACAAGGCTTCACACTCGCACTATGCGCCCCCAGAAATGGACGACCAGCAGCTGCTGAACGCCTTCCGTGGCTCCTGGACGGCCCAGAAGGGCGTGACCATCCCGGCGGTGGACGCCTGCCGCAACTGGCGCAACTGGCAAGCTGACAAAGCCCAGATCGAGCTGATCGAAGCGGAAGAGGAGCGCCTGAACGTCAAGGGCAAGACTCTGGAGGCTCTATTGAAGGCCCGCCTGTTCGGTGGCGCGGCTGTGTTCATCGGCACCGGTGAGCGCGACACGGCCTCAGTGCTAAAGCCTGATCGCGTGGGGAAGGGTGGAATCAAGTACCTGACCGTCATGACTCGGCGCCAACTGAGCCCAACCGAGATCGAGCAGGACCCCCAAAGCGAACGCTTCGGCAAGCCCAAGGCCTACCGCCTCCCTGGCAGCGAGGTCGAGATTCATCCGTCCCGCCTGGTCATCTTCATTGGCGCGCCGCATCCAGACCCTGAGCTGGCGCTGGGTTGCGGTTTCGGCTGGGGTGACTCGGTGCTGCTGGCTGCCATGCCCGCGGTACGTCACTACGACGAGACAGTCGCCAACGTAGTGAGCCTGGTCTATGAGGCCAAGATCGATGTGATCAACATCCCCAACCTCATGTCCAGCATGCAGGACAAGAACTATGAGCGGCAGTTGCTGGAGCGCCTGCGCCTGGCAGCAACCGCCAAAGGCATCAACGGGACGCTGATCCTCGATGGCCTGGAGACACACAGTTCCAAGTCGGCCAGTTTCAGCACGCTACCCGAGGTAATCGCCAAGACTGAGCAGGGCGTGGCGGGGGCGTTCGATATCCCCGGCACGCGCATGTTCGGCCAGTCCTCCACGGGCCTGGGCGCCAACGGCGAAGAGAACACCCGCAACTACTACGACAACGTCGCCTCACGCCAGAAGCTTGAGATCAAGCCGGCCATGAGCCTGTTGGACGAGTGCCTGATCCGATCCTCCCTGGGCAGTCGGCCGAAGGAAGTCCACTACGTCTGGGCGCCACTGTGGCAGGCCACGGCGAAGGAAAGGGCCGACATCGGCAAGACCACGGCAGACACCATCAAGGCTCTCAAGGATTCGGGTCTGTTCCCTGAAGAGGCCCTGTCGGCTACCGCAGTTAACCTGCTGGTGGAGCTGAGCGTCATGCCTGGCCTGGAAGCGGCCATCGAGAAGTACGGCAACGAGATGCCCGATGGCGAGGAGGGTGAGGACTTGCCCGAATCAGCAGCATCCGCGCCAGCACCGAAAAAACTGGTCACCGATGCCGCGCCGCGCACCCTGTACGTGTCGAGGAAGGTCGCCAACGGTGCCGAGATAATCGAGTGGGCCAAGTCGCAGGGCTTTGAATCAACTGTCCCTGCTGCTGACCTACACGTCACCGTCGCCTACAGCCGCAACCCGGTTGATTGGATGAAGGTCGGCGAGTCATGGTCGGGCGATGGCAAGGGGCAGCTCAAGATTGCACCGGGTGGTGCAAGGCTGATCGACAAGTTCGGTGAAGGCGCTGTGGTGCTGCTGTTCAACAGCTCCGAGCTGTCATGGCGGCACGTTTCCATCGTCGAGGCAGGCGCCTCGTGGGACTGGCCGGATTATCAGCCTCACATCACTTTCACCTACGATCCCGGCAGCGTCGATATCGACAAGGTCGAGCCATACCGTGGCGCGATTGAGCTGGGCCCTGAGATCTTCGAGGAGCTAGCCCCATGATCTTCACCGACTCCGTGCCGATCACGGGTGTACGGCGCACCGAGGACGGCTACCTGGTAGCTGAAGCACGGGTAGCGCGAACGGGCATTCAGGATTACCTGGGCACCGAGATCGATCCCGACAATGAACACGGTCTGCGCGACAAGCCAATCGTTCGTGTGTACCGGCCTGAAAGCGCGGTCTTTCACAAGGACGCGATGCACTCCTACGCATACCGGCCCATGACCAACGGCCACCCGGGCGGCGATGGTGTCACCTCCAAGAACTGGAAGGACGTCGCCATCGGCCAGACCGGTGGAGAAGTCGTGCGCGACGGGCAGTTCGTCAAGGTGCCCCTGGTGCTGATGGATGCCAAAGCCATCGAGGACTACGAGGCCGGCAAGCGTGAGCTGTCCATGGGCTACGGCGCCGAAGTCGTGTTTCAGGATGGCGTTTCCCCAGACGGCGAGCAGTACGACTGCTACCTGGGCCCCATGAAAATGAATCACCTCAGCCTTGAGCATCGCGCTCGGGGCGGCGAGCAGCTTCGCATCGGTGACAACCAACCAAACACCCCCAAAGGAGGCCATGACATGGCTGACACACTGCGTACGGTCATCGTTGATGGCCTGTCCGTCCAGACGACCGACCAAGGCGCCCAGGCGATCGACAAGCTGACCAAGCAGCTGGACGATGCCGGGGTAAACATCAAATCCCTGACCGACGCGCACACCGCTGCGCTGGCGCTGAAGGATGGCGAACTGGCGAAGAAAGACGCCGAGATCGACGCCCTCAAGGCCAAGCAGCTCAGTGACGCCGACATCGACAAGCGCGTGAAAGACCGCGCTGACCTGATCACCAAGGCCAAATCCATCGCCGATGCCGACTACACCGGCAAAAGCGATGCCGAGATCCGCAAGGCCGTCGTGATCGCCAAGCTGGGTGATGCGGCTGTTGCCGGCAAGGCGGATGCATATGTCGACGCACGCTTTGAGATCCTGGTCGAGGATGCCGCCAAGCAGCCCGGCAATGACCCATTCCGCCAACACATGATTCAGCAGGACGGCAAGACCGTCGGCGATGAATCGGAAAAAGCGCGTCTGCAGATGATTGCCGACATGCAAACCGCCCACCTGCCGAAGGCATAAGGAGCACAGCAATGGCTACTTACCAAACCACGTACACCAACGCTCCAGCCAAGGGCGTGCCCGGCCTGGTTGCCAACGAAGAGAAGTGCAACA